CTTAATAAATAAAAAGGTTTATTGGTGTCCGATGTGTTCTAATTTTAAAATATTCAATTCATTTCCGGCAACTTGGTTTCATCCAGAATGTAATATAAATGAAGTTATTAATGCTCAATTAGGAGTATGGGAAAGTGGAACGAGAGATAATTATTGGAAAAATAAAATGAAGAGTGTGTAAAGGATAAAAAAATAAAAATAATTATAATTAATTCTTCTTCTTACATAGAAAATTTATTATTTAATATTTTTATAACAGATTTATAAATATTTTCTCTATCCATAAATTTATAATTTTGTTTTTCATAATCCTTTTTCCATTTGTTATTCATTTTTATTGTTTCTTTAGCGCTACAATCTTTTTTAATTTCTTTTATGATCATTTCTAAAAATCTTTCATTATTATTCACTAAGTCATCCATTGCCATTTTATCATTTCGTATTGCATCTAATGTTCTTAAGCATTTCTGTTTAAGAATAATCATATCATCTATATCAATATAATAATTAAATTGTGAATGTAAATCATAATATTTTTTAACTTTACTTTGAATAAATCTCTCTACTTTGGGATTATTATTATCATTTAGACCAACAAAAATAATTGGTTTCTTTTGTTTATTTATATAGTTATCAATATACTTTTGATATTCATCTTCATCAATATAACTCCATTTTTTATTACCATAAAAATCTTTTATAAATTTATCTATTAATTCATCTAAATCTTTCACAACAATTTTATTTTTGAAATGTTCTTTTAATTTATTACCTAATGTAGTTTTTCCAGAACCAGAAGCACCTGCTATGTGAATTATGAGGTTAGTCATTAATAATATATTATATTTTTTATTTAACTAAAAAAAAATTTCAAATTTGAGTGAAAAAGTGTAGGAGTCTAGACTTTTGGACATTTTTGTAAATTACCATTTTCCGCCTCTTTTGTGACTGATTATCTAGGTAAAAAGTTATAAGATTTCACTATTTTGAGACCAATATGCTCACGAGTTGGTTGCCAATATTTTGGTCTTTAAGTTGTTTTACAATATATATATATATTATTCAGGTTCTATTTATTACTGCTTCTTTTGCAACCCTACTGATAATCTTATCAATGTTACTTAGTTGTTCCTCTGTTGTTAGTCCAGACATTGCATTTCCAACAATCTTTAAATATAGATCATTCTTTCGCGAATCAGATTCCATGCAACCCGGGTATTTATTTCGCCATTCATTGATCAACTTGATATTTTCAAATGCAACCTGTTTTATTGCTTTTTTCAAAATTGGTTTAGTTTCATCTTCCTTTGTCCATTGATCATCATTTTTTATATATAATACTTCCCTTTTTACATCTGAACAATGAATAGGTCTTTTATTTACCCCCAGTTCTTTTAGATTTTTATTCATTATTCTAGAAACACCCTCTACATAACCTAATCTACCAGTAGCTTCCAAATCTTCTAGTTCAACTTTGATTGAACTAACAAATTCACTGATATTAAGTGCATCCTTACACTCTTCATTTAAAAAGAACTGCAAGTTGAATGTCTTATTATGCGAATTGTTAGTATTATTGTTAGCATTATTAGTAATATTTAATGAATTTTTAGATATTTCAATCAAAGAATGTTGAAGCTCTTGGTTTTGTTTCAATAATTGTATTATTAATGCTTCTTTATCAAGTGTATTACTTGTTTTGTCTTCTATATTTTCATTAGTGAATGAATTAAGTTTTTCATTTTTTTGATCACTTAATAGGTTATTACATTTTTTCTTATGACGCCATAAACCTGAATTATCCTTGTATTTTCTACCACAAACACATGTATAATTAATATCTTGACATATGCTGACATTTTCATTTTTAATTGCGATATTTTTATGACTGTTAGTTGTATCATTGCATTGCTTAGCGTTGACAAAATGTTTCATGGTAAGGAGATGTTTATTGTAATCTTTTTTCCTACATGTATTATAGTCACAAATTATACAAGTAAATTCAGTGGGATTTTTTGGGACTTTTGGATTGCTAAACATTGCTTATATAAGCAATCTAGAAAAAAAGTTTTAAGCTCTTATTTTGAGAAAAAATAAAAAATTATCGTAACAAATTTTTAAGGCGAAAATTTGTTTTTAGAGCATTATGCTCACAAATCACTTTTTTAAAAACAGATTTTCAGGGTGGGACTTTTGGTTTTCGAAAATGGACATTTTTAAAAATGTCCAAAATCAAAAAAAAATTTTCAAATTTGGGTGAAAAAGTGTAGAAAGCTAGGAGTTGGACATTTCTTGGAAATTACCATTTCCGCCTCTTTTGTGACTGAATACCTAGACAAAAATGCTATAAGATTCTACTATTTTGTTACCATTATGATCACAATCTGTTTCCGATAAGTGGCGACTTTTTGGCGACAATATGCAGCCATTTTGCATCTTAATAGTGGAATATTTTATGATCATATATGGTTTCAAAAAAATTGAAATATAATTTCCTGTTTAACTATCAATTAATACGCTTACATTATTAAAAGTTCTAAAACACTAGTTAAAATGTCTTCTGAATTAAAGAAAGTTTATACAATTACATTTGGTGACGTGGCTGAAAATCACGCAAAAATGCAGAAAATTGGAACTTTACATGAAAATGGTTATTCTGTTGAGAAGTTAATACAAATTCAACAAAAACTAACAAGTTATGGTTTAATAACAGAATTAGTTGACTTAAATGTTGGTTTTGATCAGACATTTTCAGAGGCAAAAGTTTTGGTAATTAGAAAAGGAGCTCAGTTTATTTTAGGTGAAGAAACAACAGATGGATTAATAGCTGAAAATGACGCATTAACAATGGATAAAAAGGCATTAATGAGAGGAAAAGTCGTTAATAAAGTCGCAAGATGGAATCTTTGTTTTGCAGATGAAGATCAAGAGCCAAATTATGAAGACGGTAAAGGTAGGGTAGTCGCTTGGAAACATATTCCAAGAATATCTAGAATTAGACAGGTAATTTCCGAATGGACGGAAGATATGTTATTGAACGGTGAGGCAAATTATTATTACGATATTTCTCAATGTGGCATTGGATTTCATGGGGATGGTGAACGACGAAAAGTTTTCGCTGTTAGAATGGGGGAAACAATGCCAATTTATTTCAAATGGTATCAAAATTCCGAGCCAGTTGGAGATGCATTTGAATTAATTTTAAACGACGGAGATATGTATATTATGTCGGAAAAAGCTGTCGGATTTGACTGGTTAAAGAAGAAAATACCTACTTTAAGACATTCAACAGGATGTTCAAAATTTACAGGGATCAAATTAGGTGCAGAATTAGAGGCAGAACAACAAAAATTAGCTTTAGTGGAGCAGAAAAAACAAGAAAAAGAAGCAGAAAAAAAGGCTTTAGCAGATATAAAAAAGACACTAAGTATTTCCTTGAAAGAAGCAAAAAAGGCTTTAAATGACGAAAAAAAGAAGCTGAAAAATAATGTTTAAGTAGTTAGTAGTTTAGATATGTAGTATATAAATATAGTAAATATATAATAAATATTTCTTTTTTATTTATTTTTGCTTTATGTTGCATAAGCTAATAAATAGTTACCAATTTATGACAATGAATTTACAAATAGTATTATGAATATTTGTTTTATCACAAGCTGGATTACAGCATTTAGGCTCAGAAATTGTTATATTTGCATCAATTAGCGTAATCTGCAAACGACTAAGGATCTTTTCGTCGCTAAATTTAAGAAGAATTTTGCTACTTTCACCACCAACTATAGTCTTACTATCTACACTATAAGCATGCGTGTAACTAGTGTGATTTATTTGAGCAAATGCTACAACTCTTTCTACAATATACTGTATTTGTTCATTAAGTAGTTTATTCATATGATGTTGATACAAGCCTCTTAATTGAGTTTTTGTATATATTTCATGACTGGAAACAATGCAAATAGTTAAAATGAATAGGATGATAATTTTAGATGAATACATTCTGCCTTATTTGTTAGTTATAATATTACAAATAGTTGTAAAATTATATTCAATTTTTTATTTATTGTTTATTATCGTTTTATGTTGCATAAGCCAATCCACAGTTGCCACCAATAAATATAACTTGATTGATTCGCTCTTCAAACAATGTCATGTTAAAGTTGTAATCATAAATGCGCCAAGTGGGCTTGTTAACACCGATAATATCACCAGTTTCAGGATCACAAATTGTCAAACTTTGTGCCAATGGATCTACAGGTGGAATAATTGTAGTAAATTCTAACTCAATCTGATTGAAACGGCTCATATTAATTGCACCAGATGGCTGCAAATCTGAGTTATTAGAATTCAAAGAAAAATTATAACAATAAAGACCAGGTGGAGCATTTCCAGTAGTTCTAGTGTATTTTTCTATGTAATTATAAACACCTGCAGGTTGAATGTTCTCGCGATATGAACCATCTAACAAAATGCCTAAAACGACTAAAATATATTTGTCATTTTCAGGTGTATAAGTAGGCGTAATCAATAGACCAGTTAAGTTGCCATTTGGATTCACACCAGGACCAATATTTACGGGAACTAATTCTCCCAATGCATTTGTGCGATAAACTGTATAATCCCCTGCTGATGGAGCAGGAATTACATCTTGTGGCATATAATTGTAAGGCCAATTAGTATAATTAGACCATTCATTACGCAAATTAACATCACTGCGTTGGAAATAAAACAACCAATTTGAGACCATTCCAAGTGAATCAAGCTCAACTTTGTTAGGTCCAGTAACATTATAAAATATTTGCTCATGAACTTGTTTGATTAGATATTTTTGTTCTTCTAATGCAAAAACACGCTCCTCTTCATTGGATAAAAAGCAATAAGTGCAATTTAAATGCACATCCGCATTCCATAATGTTCTTTGATCGGAATAAGAATTGATA